CGGAAGGTGGTGGTTTCCACGCTCATCGGCTGCAGGATTTTGCGGCGCGTGTGGAAACGCAGTTCATCGGCATCAATGGCGACCGGGAAATCGGTCGAGGTATCGCGCCAGGCACCGCGTTCAATGGCGACCACGTTAAGTCCCGCGCGGGTTAGCTCTTCCGCCATCACCGAACCGGCCCAACCTAAGCCGACGATGACCACGTCAGCTTTATTTCTTACTAAGAAAAATGATAGAAAGGAAAAGTGCTTTTAAAAAGAGATGGATAAATCTAAGCGGTTTTGTTGTGGGGCATGAGTGGGGCATTTTGCGAAAATTCGGCGTTTAAAATTCCAATCTGGTCGAGGTTATTTTCTGTCATCCATCTCCCGTAAACCGTGTAAAGCATCTGAGCTGATGAGTGACCCAACTGGTGAGCGATGAAATTTGGATTTGCTCCGGCGCTCAATGCCCAGCATGCGAACGTGTGGCGCGTTTCATATGCTTTGCGATACCGGATTCCTGCCTTCCTCAATATCCTCTTCCAGGCTGAGTTCAATGTTCCACTTGCATACCAGTGATTTCCTGTGCCGTTTCTGGATGTATGGAGAGGTGAGAAAACGAAAGTACACAGATCCTTTCTTATCTCCCCATTTTCTCTTAGGTGAACATCAATCTCCAGTTGCTCTCCCATGCGCGTTAAAGTCATCTGGTCCTGGAGTGCATTAATGGCCTGCTTGGTTAACTGAATTGTCCTAATGCCTGATTTGGTTTTAGGCGGTGCAAAGTGGTGAGCTACTGCCTCTCCACGGATGACCTTTATAGTCCAGTTAACAGTATCAATGTCCTCCCAAGCCAATCCACAAATCTCACCGTGACGCATTCCAGTGTTAACCGCAAAGATGATCATATTACGCATCTGATTCGTGGGGCAGTGTTCAAGAACCCGCTGATACTCATCTCTCGTAAGTGGGTCCGGTTGCGGTCGTTCTTTTTTAAGCGGCGCCATTCCTTCAATAGGATTGGTATCCATGTAACCATTCCTGACGCCAAAGCTGAAAAGAGATTTCAGGCATGCAAAGTAGCCATTAACGCTGGTCGCTTTTCTTCCAGCCTTCGGGGCGTGCCACTTGGTTTTAGGTCGCTGATATCCGCTAAGCATTTCCTTTCTGGCTATTAATAAATCCTCCTGCCTTAGGCTATTAACAAGCCTGTTTTCCCCAAGCACCTCCATTGCTGTCTTTAGATATGATCGATAATGAATTCTGGCGTTTAAGGTTAACTCTAACTCCTTAAGTGTCATCCACTTATCCACCAGTTCCGAAATAGTCACTGGATTTTTTTTGCCACTCAATCGCTCGGCGTTTGCTGAGTTTGGGAACTGCCTGCCGTAGTCAAAGCTTCCCGTCTTGATCGCATAGCACACCGATGTGCGCAGCTCGCCGGCCATCTTCCTGTTCTTGGGTGTATCCGGCACGCCAAGACTCTCTCTTACTCTCTTACCCTGGTATATAAACCAGATGCGCAGAGACCCTCCATGGTTCTCTACGCCGGTTGGATAGCTTGCCATTCGCTTTCCTCGGTTGTTGATGGAGCCGACATTTAAGCAGAAATCTTTCTACGGATCGCCGGGCGCTGCTTCTCGATCCAGTGATTTATTTCTGGCAGGCAGTACATGATGGTGCTGTTTTCTTTCGGTGCGAGGTCTGGCGATACATGCTTGTATTCGCGGCCTTCCATCCAGGTCGAGCGGCGGGCATGCTGAATCATGTGTTTAGTCATGCCTGTTACAGTGGTCAGAACAGACTCAGATACCCATTTGTTGGGCGCCAGTTGAATAACGTTTTCCATGGATTCTCCAGTGTCGGTATATAGCAACATCCCCACCCAATCAGAGCAAATGTGACCATGTAGCCACACTCACTCCTTAGGTGGTTTGCCGATGATAAAAGCGATGATTACTGCAGCGAGAAGGCTGAAATCGATGATGACTTCAGCCGGGGTGATGTCTTCGCAGGTGGTGTTCATTCACTGCCTCAACTCCTTTTCAATCTGACGCACGTAATGAACTAGCCAGGCTTTTGGCCGGAACGTATTGGGCGGCAGGCAGATGATGGTTTTGGCGTGCTTATCAAGAAGTGTTGTGATGATGCGGTCGTGTTCTGATTTGGGCTTGCCGTCAATGGCGGTGATTATTTCCGTTCTGCACTTACGCGCTACGGCCCTTAACGCGTTTTCAGTCTGCGGCGTCATGCCACCTTTCTGTGCTGCTGAGCACGCTCAATGCGCTCATAATCATCTTTGCATTCAAGGCAGCAGAAGAAGCCCTTATCCACCTTCTCGCCACAGTCACCATTTTGACAGGCTCCGGTGAAGGCCATGGTCGGCTTTTTCCTGTTAGCCAGCGCTACCTCAATCATCTGCAGCTCAAGCGCCGCTGCTTCATCTGCAATATCACACATTTTCCGCCTCCTTAAATGCCTGCTCACACTGCAATGCCACGCGGTTAATGTGCTGCTCCATCGCCTGCAGCGATTGCACATCTGACAGCTGCACATCCAGATGAATCAGGCCGGTAATCGCCTGGCTAAGTTTTGGGTAGTAGCCAACAAGCGAGAGATATTCGCTGCCAGCGTTCTTGCCTTCCTTGACCGTCTTCTTCTCCTGAACGATGTACTGATACTGGTCAGCGGTCAGGACGTATTTGACGCCAATGTCGATTTGCATGGGTTTCTCCAGAATTTGGGCGTAAAAAAACCTGCCGGAGCAGGTCGACGTGAATCAATATTTATTAACCTATAGGCTTGGGGTGGTATTTAAAAATAGCTTTCACTATATCTTCATCAGATGGCTCATCCCCGCAGACCCCAATCAAATAACCGCCCCTTTCTTGATATACAGTTTTGACAATAAATGTAGCGTTATAACTACTGAAAGATAAACGATTTTGGGACTGGTGAGGTTCTATGCTGGATCCAAAAGTTACCTTTTCCACTCCGGGTGCGACTTGTTCTTTCTTTCCATGATGCCCGGCACCGAATAACATAATATCATTCACTTTTGTCCTTCCTCCTTCTGATAAACCGGATCGCTTCCACGCGGGAATTGCAGTGCGACATTCCTGTAATGCTGTAGGCGCTCTTTGAAGTATTCGCGAAGCTCTGCTGCCTGCTGCATCTCCACTTCCATGGCGATAACCGGCAGATTCATACGCTCCTTAAACGCAACGCCAGCCGCTGCCAAATCGACGTTTATCTTGTCGCGCTCTTCTCTGCTGCGTGCTGCTAAGTTGTATGACATACTCGAATTCGCCAATGAGCGGGGGATGCAATGGATAATAAAACAATAAGAATTATTGCGGCAGTTATTATTGCTGCCATGTTCGTGATAGTTCCCACAACTTGGAGCCTTAATGGCTCTCAAATGGGGTTCTCATATCGATTCATTTGGGACATCGGTACTGATGATCGTAGCGCTATGCCTTTAAGCCCCAGCCCTGTTTACATCATTGCGCAGATTATTGGCGTTCTTGCCATTACTTGGCTTTTGACTCGAAATAGAGAATGAGAAGAGAATTGGTTGTTAATATAAAGCCTCTTTTGCATTAACCATTTTCATGGATGCGCGAATATCGTCCATCAGAATGTCGCCACTAATTTCCGCATGGCGAAATGCTATGGTTAAAAACTCCAGGCATAGTTTGTCAGTTCACTCTGCACCACCTGTGGTACATATAGGCTCTATTGGTGCTGTGTGTGGTTCGTCATCTTCTCTTGGATACTCCGCGCGGCGCTGCAACCCCTCCAAAAGCATTCTTGTATGTATGCCCTTGCGGTAGGTAACGTTAGGCAGACGCACATCACATGGAAGTTCAGAGATTGAGTCAGGCAACTTCAAAGCCGGGCTTGCAGGTTGGGTGAGTGCGGCAATCCTGTTGCGCAATACTTCTTCTCCCGACAGTGGGCCTGATTTAATGAAATCGCGCGCTGATGCGTATTGGTCGTTGGGTAGTTCACTAAGAATCATTTTCAAAAAGCTAATGGCCTGCATTCGATGGCCGTCAAACTGTAGCGCTAAATCACGCCATTTCATCTCGGTATCATCTTCGGTCATCATGATTTCACTCCAAGCAAAACTTTAAACGCCTCATACATGCATCCCTTGAGGTTGTTGAACTGATGACCGTTTAGGGGGCCAAGTCCAGTCAGCTCATCGTGCAACTTCCATGCAGCGTCGTTTACTTGAGTTGAGCCGAGATCGGGCAGCTTAATCTCTGGCGCTGGCGGTGCGGTGTATATCAGCAACATGCGACTAGGGTCGGCGAATTTATTGGAACCCTCATCATTCTTAAAGAGATATCCAACCCCGCCTTTTTGTAAGTCACGAATTTCATCCTCATCAGTCCAGCCAACCGGCTCAGCCTCCAGACTCGCCAGCGCCACTCTCGCCATATCCACCACCCAATCCAGATGGTCTTGCGGATTGGCGATAACGTCGCGGCAATGTGCTGCAAGTTGCTGGTTGCTAGTCATGGGGTGTTGCCTCAGATTCGCCTGCGAGTGCTCGGTCAGCCAGAATGTCCGCCTTCTGCTCATCAGTCAGCATGTCGTCGGAAACGATGGCAGCGTATTTTCCACCGCACCATGATAATGGCTCGCTTTCGCGAATCGCTTTATTCAGCGCTTCAGCAGCCAACCAGATAGCCTCAGGGATATCGTGATGGTCACCACCGTCAGGAATGATTTCTTCGCAGTGGTCGTTCATATCGATTTCGCGTGGATAATTTGGCGTGCAGATTAATAACTTCAATTCTGAAGGAAGCACGTTGTTTTCCCAGCAGTGATCAACCAGAGATTCAGCGTCGAAGAAATAAGTATCATCATCAAAAATCACCAGAGGCTCACCGGTCCATACCTTTCTCTCAAGGCCGCTGAATTTCTCTTGTCGGATTTCTTCCCAGCATTTTTCACAATAGCTATTGCTGGCACGAATACCATGCTCGGGATTTTTATCGCAAATGCGGTGCGTACTGCCGCAGTAACGAGCCATATGCTCATCCTGACCCCAGAATCTGCCATTTCTATCTACCCATCCGGTCACGGTCTGAATGCTCGCTGCTTCATCAGACTCGTACATCACGACTTTTTGCTCTTTCATATCTTTCCCCTCATTCGCCAACCGGGTACAGGCCAGCGTCGATTAATCTGGCGCGGCGCTGTGCCGCTAATGTGTTGCGCTCCCGACTGCCCGGTGTAGCCATGCCAAAGCTTCTCGCAGTGAGCACGATTGTTTCCGGATCGCTTCGTGTGACGCGCTTGGTGCTGACCAGCGTGTAGGTGTAGTCGGTGCAGGCATCTACCGGCACCGGGTCGGAAGCGGTAATCACCGCCGTCTTCCCGCGCAGGCATCCACGCATCAGGCTGTTGAAATCACCGAGCGACATATGAAAAAGGGCGCTTAATTCGCGTCCTGTCATTGGATGTTTGCTGAGTTGCCACACGACCTTTTCCTTAAAGCCGTTGTTGGGATGATGGTTGCGGCGGTAGTGGGGTTGTTTGAGCATGACTATCTCCATTGGTCGCCAAAAGCAAAGCCGATTTCAGCCAGCGCCAAATCCATCTTTTCGATGAAGTCAGGCACGTGCGTATCAAATTCAGCCATGAACTTTTCATCTCGCTCTACAACTACGTGGTGGATGCCTTCGCGCTTCATGCGCGGGTCGTAGTTAGCGAAGAACCATGCATCCTTGCCGGTTACCCACATGCTGTATTGAACCTGCGCCATGTAGGCTGATTTGATGGCATCGAAGCCACCCAGGCGGAATTTAACGAAATCGCGGGAGGTGAAAGGGCACTTCAGTTCGAGACCGAAATCATTACTGCATAGGCCGTCAGGTGAGCAGGCGGAGCGCAGTGATTCGTCCCTGTAGATGATCGGCGCTTCCGTTACCTGCACACCTGATGTGAACTCAAACAGCGTCCTTGCGTCCATCTCGTGCTGCTTTCCCCATGCCAGTGCTTTGGCATTAACCTCGGGCGACACGCCGGTGCACACTTCAGCCAGAAGAGTGTGAAAGTAAGCCTTTTTCATATCAGTCCACGCGGTTCCGCTGCGTGGTTTGGCGATCACGTTCGACACCTCTGAAGCGGTGATAACTCCAAGGCGCAGACGCATCCAATCCTCTCCGCCTTGCTCAACATTGCGCACGTCTATTCCTGTGCGCTCCAGAATGATTTCGGGCGTCATGCTGCAGACCTTTTCTGGAGGAAATCGTAAGCTTTCGTCGCCTCTGGCTCGGTAAGCTCGCCTGCCGATTTGATTGAACGCTTGAAGATTTGCGAGCAAACCGGAAGTAAATCGGCTTCCCACGTTTTATTCATCTTGATAAGCAGATCGGTGATGGACTGCAGCGTTTCGTTGGTGGCGGGTGAAATATCCTTTTCCGGCGCCTGCTGGTTAAAATTGATGCCTTCACCGCCTTCCGTATTGACGTAATCAATTGCAGCGTCCAGCCGCTCACGACGAGGCCAGTATTTCGCGGCCTGTTTTACAACGGTTTTGAGGATCATCTGCTCTTCGTCAGTTGACCACGGACACGCCTTACCCTTCGATTTGAAAGCTTTCCACGCCTCAGAACGGTCACGAATTGAAAAAATATCTTCTGCTCGCATGGTGTGGGTAAGGTAGTCACCGTCATCTGACTTAACGACTGCATATGCGCCTACGATGTCGCCACGCTGCTCAATGGTGTCAAACTCATTGAACTCATGCGCCGGAGCTTTATCAATGCCTGTACGCATGAACTTATCGTTCTTCCTGACGATCGCCGACTGGCACCATTTGATGGCGCCAGATTGCTGGGCGATATGCATCAGGCCCATATAGCTGATGTCTAAACAAATGGCACCTTTCCTTGGCACCAGATACGCCAGCTTCTGCGCGGGATTCAGCGTTATGCCGATCGCAGACACATTCATAATCGCGCTGCGGGTTGACGCTTGGTTCTGCACTGCGACGCCAGCAAGATAGTCGTTGTTCGCGAATATCTGCATGGCGAATTCTGACTCGCGCTTGAAGGTTACGGATGGCTCCGCGCATACCTGCTCAAACTCCACTTTGAGCGGGTTTACGATGTCGAAAATCTGGTTTACTAACTGCTGATTCATCTCGATCTCCCGTTAAGCTGCATCGTCATAGCTGTGGTTGTGCTTCCAAATCTCGATCGCACGCTCACGTTTTGCAGCCGTCACCATCATGTCGCGCAAGAACGCCTCTGCCGCTTCCACCGCTTCATCATCCATGTCGAACATACCGATGACCGGATTATCAAAATGACGCAGCATGAAGGCGCACATTGGCGCTAACAGTGGGTTGCTCTTGTGCTGCTCCATCATCTCGTCAACGCGCGCGCCGATGATGTCCAGTTCGTCATCCGGCAGGCTGTCGGCGATCGCCTGAACTTCCTTGCCGTCTTTTTCGTAAGTGCGGAATTTCATTGGTGCGCCCTCCGGAGTAACTTCATTGCCATTGCCCACTTAGCGCTATCGCCAAACAGATGCGCCTCTCTGGAAAGCTCTAGGGCCTTATTGAAATAGCGGATTTTCATAATGGGTTACCTGGCTGATTTAACGTGTCGATAAGTGAGCGCCAGCCCTTCTTCAAACTGGTGCGGATGCGGCCGACTAAGCGGTCAAGTTGTGATTCGTTTTGGTCTGCGAAGTCCACGATGACTCCGCCACCGATGGCATAAGTCATCGTGGGTTCCTTGGTGTTGGTTAAATGGTTAAATCAGTAGGTGATTCGGATGGCGGTAACTTCGCCTTTGGCGATAGCTGTGATTGCAGCACGCGCCTGCTCTTCAGACAGGCCGACAGCGACTAAATCAGCCAGCGCCTTGTTGTTAACTGCTTTTCGGTGGGCAACATCGGCGGCACGCGCTGCGGCTTCGTCGGCGATGCGCTTCTCTTCAGCGAGGCGTGCATCTTCCGCTGCTTTGGCTTTGCGCTGCTCTTCTGCAATGGCTGCCTGCTTTTCTCGCTCAGCCTGCTCACGCGCTTCCTGCGCCAGTCTTGCAGTGCGCTCCTGCGCCTCTCTGGCTTCGCGCTCAGCGCGTTCCTGAGCGGCGATGCGGTCACGTTCGGCTTGCTCTGCTTTGGCCTGCAAATCACGTTCACGCTGTGCTGCTGCTTCGCGCTCCTGCTGCGCTTTCTGCTCAGCCTCAATGCGTGCCTGCTCGACAGCCTGACGCTTAATCTCTTCTTCGTGAGCAATGCGCTTGCGCTCCGCTTCGGCTTTCGCTTCCGCTGCGTCACGGTCGAATTTGTCATTCAGGAGTAGGGCGATTTCATGGTCGGTTTCGATTTGTGCTGCCAGCTTTTCAGCTGCGATGCGCGCTTCTTCTTCGGCCTTGATTCGCTCCTGCTCAGCTTCCCACTGCGTTAGCGGAAGACGCACTTCATCTTTCAGCGCATCGAGACGCTCTCGCACAATGCGGCGCTGCTCATCGATTTGACGTGGCAGCTCTTTCAGCTCCGCTACGGCATCCTTGCCTACGCCGTCGATATAGGTTTTGGAGCGGGCAACTTTGTTTGCCATTGAAGCGATAGCTTTGCGGCTAACACCAGTGCTTAGGTCCGGCACAAAGCTGCGCACCTCTGTTTCGATGCGCTCTAAAATCTTCTCAATGCGAGTCTTATCGGTGAAAACTGACACTGCATCGGCTTTCTCGATTACAACTAATTCCGTTGTTTCACTCATGTTCCTCTCCTGCGGGCATAAAAAAGCCCTCATTGCGAGGGCGAAGGTGTCTAACGTTCTATTTGTTGCCCAAGGGCTCAACTCTTAAGCGTTGGTGCGGAATGCACCGTTGAGCTGACTAAGCAATCAGCTCTGCGGTGTCACTCAGCTCGTAGCGAATTCGTATTCGACACCCTCAAACGCAGGGATAGCAGGCTCAGGAATTTTGAGCCATGCGATGACTGTTGCATCACTAAATGATGACCCCTCATGCACATCTCTCCACCAACAATTTATCGACATGTCTTCGTTTATGGTCAGCGGCTCATCAGTATTTCTGGAAGCTTTAACCGGGTAACGCTGACTCCCTTCCCAGCCGCGGATGATAAAAACCTCTTCGCCTTTTATAGGTAATTCATCTCGAACATAAATCCATTCCATCTCATCTCTCCTGTGGTTACTGGCCGCATCGTTGCGACCGCTATAAATTCAGCTAAAATAATCCCTCTGCATCACTTTCCAGATGAGGTGCGTTATGAAGAAAAGTGAACTCCCAACCAAAATATGCACCGTTTGTGGACGGCCTTTCACATGGCGTAAAAAGTGGGAGAAGTGCTGGGATGAAGTGCGTAAGTGCTCGGAGCGGTGCCGGAGGCAGTGAGGGGTTACTGGCCCAGCGCCTTACTCACTGCGGCAGCGCATTTGTTGTAAGCTTCTTCGCTCATTGAGAACTTCATTGCCGTTTGGAGCGCCTCGAGCAATTCAGGTGCTGCGGCGATGAGGTTGGCGTTGGCTTCACTTGTTAGGCCGAGGCAGTTTCCACCATCAAATACATGCCCTGTCATGCACACGTCTCCTATATCTCCATGTTTTGATGAAATATCAAAATATTGACCGTTTGATATAGCTCTCCATGGTCCCTTGGTAAATCCACTCATCTCAAATCCTCTCTATCATCGCCAACCCCATCAGCAACACAGTAACTACCCAGCAGATAATGCAATCTTGTGTGCTCATGGTTTTGGCCTTTGTGTAGGTTAAAAGAAACCCGCTCGGGGGCGGGCTAAATGTTTTCGGATAACCAGTTAAGTAGCGCTTCCATTGCCTCTTCTCTGGTTTGGTAGGTGTTTGGCAACCAATCTCCATTCCATGATGCCGCCCAGCTTCCGTTTTCTTCGATATCAATTTCCCACATACTCACCTCTTATCAGTTCTGCTGCGTCCACGCTGTTTAGTGAACAGGTGGCGTAAAAAAAGGCTGGTGGTTAGTCGGCCTTATTCGTCATCTTCGCCTTCATCTTCATCTGGTTCGAGTTCAGCTAGGAACTCACCTTCTGATGGCAAATCATCGAGGCTGTACGCCTTTTTCAGCATGACCGGCTCATATCCGCTGGCGTCATCACTGGTTAAGCCATAGAAACGCTCTGATTGAGCCAGAGGCTGCTTGTTGAAGCCCTCATAAACCTCGAAGGTGTTTTTGTCGAAGTCGATGACATAAGCCCACTCGCAGAACAGCGACTCAGCTGCAAACTTGAGATAGAGATTGAGAGGTACTGGCTCGCTGGCATCCTGAATCATCTGAAGGATTTTTGTGCCTGCATCGCGAGATAGCGAAGGGTGCTTATCTTTGTATTTCTGGCTAATATCATGGCTTACCCAGCCATCGTTACTGCCAATGTCGTAACCCACTTCTTTCCACCAGGATGCGATCTGCTCTTCGGTAGGCTGGTATGTTGCTGCCAGAGAAGATAGAAACTTGTCGCGATCCATATTTTTGAGGAAATCCAGAGCATCAAGTCCTTGTCCTGATGGGTATCCATCCCATTGTCCGTACTGCGCAACCTTGTATTCCCCATCCTTAACTACACACGTTAAATGTCTCGTTCCCATCTCAACCTCTCGCCGTAACGTTGTCTTTAGATTTCCGATAGCCAGCTGCGAACTGAGCCACATCCGGCAAACAAACCCCTCCACCTTCCTGCTTATCACGCAGACTAGGGGAGGAGGTGGCGCGAGCTACCTTCGCTGTGCAGCCCAATGAGAGCTTCGTGAAGGCCCGATCGATTCTTTTGGTGTAACCGTCACGCTCAATCTGTTCAGTGGCTTTACGTGCGTTGTACGCAGCCATACGGCGTTGATTTCTGTTCATGGGTGTTCCTCGATGAGTGCTTGGGTGGTGACATGTCACGCCGCTGATCTTCGTGATTGCGCTTTTTCACGCTGCAATTCTTGCCACCCCGAAGCACTCGCCTCGGCCTGTGTATTCACAGGGTTAAATTTTTAAAGAGCTGAAATCCGTTTCGTTGTTCGCCAGCGTCCTGCTGATGGGATAAACAATACTCTAGGTATTATTTTATGGCAATACCCATAGTATTAAAAATAATATGGTAAGTATTAAAATGATGATTGTGAAAGGAATTTATTTTTTTGCAGGTAATAAAAAAGCCGCTCTAGGCGGCTCAATTAGGCGGGGTGTTGCTACACGTATCTAACTTTGGATTCAACAACCACACCAATGATGCGGCAGTTGCCGTTGATGGGTGTCATAGGCCATGCAGGATTAAGGCCTTTTAGGTAGCGCTGCCCACCGTCGATGACGAGCTTCTTAAATGTCGCTTCATTAGCATCAATCAGTTTGGCGACGACAAGCGATCCATTCTTTGCTTCTCTACCGGTATCAACCAGCACACTGTGGCCTTCGGGAATGCTTTGCCCGATCGGTGCCGTCATCGAATCGCCCTCGACTTTCAGCCAGAATCCTGTGCCCTGAATTGGCACATCAGATTCATACCATTCATTTATCTCGCTGATCGAATAGGGTTCCATTGCTTCTTCCCATTGTCCTGCGCTGACCCAACTGAGCATAGGATACCTTCCTTTTGGTTCGTATGGTCCAGCGTAGGTCACGTTTTTATCGAGCGCGGGCGCAGAGGCTCCATCCACTTCTTTTGCCAACGATGGACTGAAATCAGAAACAGGAACCTGGAGTAAGCGAGAAAAAGTTAAAGCTGCGCTTAAGTTAAGCGCGTTGCGGCCATTCAGGTAATGACCTACGGCACCCTGTGTTATGTCCAGAGCGTCCGCGATATGTTGCTGGGTAATGCCCAGGCTTTTCTTCTTCGACTCGTACAGAGCCTTGAGGCGCTTAGCGTCTTCCAGCTGTTCCGGCGTCAACGTCTTTGTGTTTTTCATTCCCTGATTCTAATACCTCAGTTATTAAAATATGAAATACCGTAGGTATTGATTTAATTAATACTCGTAGTATTATTACTCTATCGGTAATCACGCGGAGGAAACCGATGGAAAAGATCACTCTCGCTGATTACGTCAAGGAGAACGGTCAGGCAAAAGCCGCCGACATCATCGGCGTTCACCAGACGGCAATCAGCAAAGCAGTACGAGTTGGCCGGAAGATTTTTATCACGACCTTGCCTGATGGTCAGGTTGTTGCAGAAGAAACCCGACCATTCCCAAGCAGCAAAAACGCCGCCGCATAAGCGGCACCGCTCTTTATCAATCTGACCGCCCTCGGAACACCAGGGCAAAACCCAAGTGACTTGCTCACCGCAATGTCACGCAACCAATTAACTAACAAGGACAAGTATCAACTATGGAACAAGCAACTCAAAGCAAGAACGCACGCCGCATCGAGTCGGCGCTGCTGAATAAGCTGGCATCAATCAGCCAGAAAACCTTCGCTGAAAGGCTGGGTATCGCCGAGTACCAGGTCAGCCGCATGAAGAAAAATTTCTTCCGGCAGATGAGCATGGCAATCGACATTCTGGAATACGGGATTGTTGATGACGATGCGGCGCTACTGGCAAAGGCAGTGGCGAAAGAAGTTGCCCTGATTTTGAGCAAAGAAAAAGCCGAGATGAGCAGCAACTCATTCCCGGCCTAATGTATGGATTAACTGGATCAACATACAGGAGTAATTATGAGTAGTTTACTTTCGCTTTACAAGGCCAAAGAGAAAAACGGCACCGAAATGTCAGCCAAGAAAACCTTCCTGGTGCCGCTGTCTGAGCTGTATATCGAGCCGGGTTACAACGTGCGTGAAATCGACCAGGCGCACATCGAAGAGTTTCGCGATGCGTATATCGCCGGTGAATTTGTCCCGCCGCTGGCGGTTCAGGTTACCGACAAAGGCATCAAGATAATCGACGGCCACCACCGTTATCACGGCGCGCTGCTGGCGACAGAATCCGGTACCGAAATCCCGCGCCTTGAGTGCAAGGATTTTTCCGGTACCGAAGCCGATCGTATTGCCTTCATGGTTACCAGTAGCCAGGGTAAGCCGCTCACTTCACTGGAACGCGCGGCGGCATATCAGCGCCTGGCTAATCAGGGATGGGAACCGGCTGAGATTGCCAAACGCGTTAAGCGCTCACCATCCGATGTCGATCACCACCTCCATTTGCTTACATGCGGCGACGAGCTGATCGAGATGGTTAAGTCTGGCGCAGTGGCGGCAACAACGGCTGTGGCGCTCTCACGCGAGCATGGGCCAAAAGCTGGCGCCGTGGCGCTTGAACAGATGGCTAAGGTGAAGGCTGCTGGCAAAAATAAGCTGTCACGCAGCGCCGCCATGCCGCAGTTCAGCGCTACTCGCGCCCGCCTCCTGGTTGAGCTTCTGTCAGGCGTCGAAACTTTCCAACATGGAGACGCATCAGCACTAGCTCTGTCACCACAGAATGAGTTTGAAGTATTGGCAATCCTTGAAGAGTACCGGTCAAAGCATGCCGGTAAGGACAGCCAATGAGTAACGTTGTCAGAAAGATATCTGATCACAAGGATTACCGTCAGCAGGAAGCACAGCCCACAACTGAAAAGGGGTTTGCCTTGTTCCACAGGAAAATTATGGACTGTGGATTCTACAAGGACTCTCAAGCCGTTCACCTTTGGTTCCACCTGGTTATGAAAGCCACTCACAAACCAATTACTTCATCGACCGAATTTGGCGATGTCCAGTTGGGGCGTGGGCAATGCATTACCGGGCGGCACAAGCTGGCTAGCGAAACCGGAATCTCACCTGATCGCATTCAGTACCTGCTGAGAAAGTTTGTCAGCATGGACATGATCAGCGCGGAATCGAACCGTAAATTCACCGTGATATCCATCCTGAAATACGACGAATATCAGGCCGAATATTTACCAACAGATTACCAACAGATTACCAACGCAAACCCGCATGGCACTAAGGTTGCAGCGATGGTTGTCCCAACAGATTCCCAGCAAATTACCACATACAATGAATTACTAACTAATAACTCAATATCTAAAGATATTGAGTGTGCAACTCCCGCCGCAAAACAGGCTGAGCCAAAGCAAAGAATTTCCTGCGAAGAAGTCTGGCAATGCCTGAAGGAAGAACTGCCAGAGGCAAGAGGCTGGCGAGTGATGGACGAAGACCGCCGAAACCTGATTAAACGGTTTTGGGGTAAGGCCAACAAAATCGCTCGTCAGTTTGATAACGGCGAGCCTCTCACCATGCAGGGCTTCCGATCCTATCTCCAGTACATCAGCGCCAACTGCCGCTGGATGCTGGAAGACCGCCCCGACAACCGCACAGGAAAAACATGGCGCCGCATGAAGTTCGACAGCTTCTTGTCTGAAAAGCTTTACCGCGACGTTCGAGAAGGAGACAAGGATGACCGATAACGTTTTGATGCCCCCGCATAGCACCGACGCTGAGCAGGGAGTGCTTGGTGGACTGATGCTTGATGGCGGCGAAGAGCGCAGCCTGAAAGTCATGGCAATGCTTAAGGCCGAAAGCTTTTTCAATCGCTACCACGAGGTGATTTATACCGGCATCCGTGAGCTGATTAGCAAAAACAAGCCTATCGACATCATCACCCTCTCAGAACATCTGGACAGCAACGCGCAGGAATATGGCGGCTTTGCTTACCTGGCTGAGCTGGCAAAGAACACGCCATCCGTTGCCAGCATCGTCAGTTACGCCTCGGTGGTGCGAGACCGCGCAATGGAGCGCTACGCGATTGCCAAACTGAACGAATCGCTGGAAATGCTCTACAGCCGAACCGGTATGTCAGCCACTGAAAAACTGGATGCCGTCAGCACCATGACCAACCTGATTAGCGACCATGCCAAAACCGGCGTTCGCCGTGGCCTGCGTTCTTTCGGTGACGTGATGGAAACGTGGGTAACCGATCTGGAAAAACGCTTCGACCCGAATGGCGAGCAGCGCGGACTTAGCACCGGCATCCCATCGCTCGATCGCATGTTGTCCCCGAAAGGTCTGGTGAAAGGTTCGCTATTCGTGATTGGCGCAAGGCCAAAAATGGGCAAGACGACCCTGTACAGCAAGATGGCAATCAACTGCGCGGTGCGCGAGAAGAAACCGGCGCTGATGTTCAGCCTTGAAATGCCGGAAGACCAGATTCTGGAGAAGCTGGTAGGACAGCAATCAGGCGTCAACCCAAGCATTTTCTACCTTCCAGCCACCGATCACGAAGATGACGTGTACCACGGCGACTATGACGCTGATTTTAACCGCGCCACGGAAACCGCTAACCGACTACGTGAGCTTGACCTGCTGTACATCGACGATACGCCGGGCATGTCGCTGGCGCACATCGTTGCCGAAAGCCGGAAGATTAAACGCCAGAAGGGTTGCGTCGGAATGATTCTTGTCGATTACCTCACGCTCATGACCGCCGAGAAAGCCGATCGCAACGATTTAGCCTACGGGATGATTACCAAAGGCCTGAAGAACCTCGCCAAAGAGCTCGGTTGCGTTGTGGTGCTGCTGACACAGCTGAACCGCGAACTGGAAAAGCGCGTCAACAAGCGACCGCTGCCAAGCGATTCCCGCGACACCGGCCAGATTGAGCAGGATTGTGATTACTGGGTAGCAGTTCACCGCGAAGGCGCATTCGATGAAAGCGTTCCGCCTGGCGAAACTGAGCTGATTCTCCGACTGAATCGCCACGGCAACACCGGCACCGTTTTCTGCTTGCAGCGTGACGGCGCTATCTACGACATGGATCAGCAATCGGCAAGGGCAGAGCGCGATTCGCGACAGGCTCCAGCTAAAGGCCAAAAGAAAGGTGGTTTCTGATGTCAGTAATTATCAAAGGTCGATATGTGAAAGTTATGCACCCGAATAATTCGATGGCTGATTTTGAAGTGCTGCTGTCGAACTGCAATTCCCCGGAATCAATCAAGGGCTGGGCATCACATTTACTGGAAAAGAACTGGGTGTCGCGTCAGGTTGCCGAAAGGTTTATCACGCTACTGGCTAAGCGAATTGGAGCCGAACGCAGTGATTGCCTGCCACCTGAGTTAACACCAATGACAGACATTCAGCGGGGCCATCTGGCGGAGAAAATCGCCATGCTTCGTGGAGTTTTGAAGTCAGCGAGGGCTGCATCATGACACAGGTAATTCACGGACTGCCTCGCGCTGAGCTGATTAAGCGCGTATTCGGTGTTGGCCACCAGAAATCGGAGCCAGTCGTTAGAACGAAAAAGGAGCCCACTGATGATTCACTATCACGGCGGACCAATAACGCCTGACACCTGCGCCATCAAGGCATGGAAAGCTCGCCACGCATTCATCTCCTTTGCTCACGCCGGTCAAATCAATCTCGCCTCTGAATACTGCCAGTCATTCGCACTTGATAACGGCGCGTTCACTGCCTGGAAAGCAGCTGGCCGGAACAAAATCGACTGGAGCGATTATTACGAATTCGTGGCGCGCTGGAAAAATCATCCTGGCTTCGACTTCGCAATCATCCCTGACGTCATTGATGGCGGTGAGGCTGAGAACGAAGCGCTGCTTGATGAGTGGCCGCACGGTGATTTCTATGGCGTGCCGGTATGGCATATGAACGAAAGCGACGACAGGTTCATCCGTCTCTGCAACGAGTATCCACGGGTGGCAATCGGGAGTTGTGGCGAGTATGACGTTAAGCGTCCAAATATCGCCGTGGCACGCATGAAAGACCTGATTCGCCATGTCACCGATGATTACGGCCAGCCCATCACTAAGCTTCACGGCCTGCGAATGCTGAACCCGCTTATCTTCACAAAGTTGCCACTGGCGAGCGCTGACAGCACGAACGTTGCCAGAAACATCGGTATCGACAAAGCCTGGTCTGGTGCATATGCGCCGGCATCAAAAGAGACCCGCGCCGCACTGATGGTTGAGCGCATCGAGTCACACAACAGTCCAGGCTCACTCGATTACTGCGAACTGCGGGATAAATTCAACATGCAACTGCAACTGGCAGTTTAACCGGAGTCATCATGAACCAGTTCATCAACCATCAAACCAGCGGCGATGATTGCCGTGAAAGTGTAGAGGTGGAAACCAGATGAGCAACGTAATCCCACTTCGTCCTAAGCATCAACCCATCAAAGACTCTCACTCAGCAGTATTAACCGTACTCAAAATGATTCGCGAAGGCGGACACAGCAAGCAGAGCATCGAGCTATTGCTTAGCGCTGTCGCTGACAATCTCTATGACTACGTGGAGACAATCGAAGGGAGGTAACAGTGGATAAACAAACGTTCTTCCTGCGTAACGAGCAGGTGCGACGAAACCTGATAGAGCAAATCAACAAACTCCCCCTGAACGACCATCACCCCCTCACCATCCGCATTACCGACTTCGACCGCTCACTTTTGCAAAACAGCATGTTCCACGCTCTGTGTGGCGACGTGGCGCGTCAGGCTATCTGGATGAACGAGCAGCGAACGGCGGTTCAGTGGAAAACGCTCTTTGTGTCGGGTCACTCAGTGGCGACCGGGCTGGGTGCTGAAGTGGTGCCGGGGCTGGAAGGTGAGTTCTGCAACATCAGGGAATCAACCGCAAAAATGGGCATTAAGCGCATGACAAGTTTAATCGAATACTCAACCGCGTGGGCTGTCGGCAACGGCGTTAACCTCCGCGAAGTGCGGTACACCGGCGATTATTTCGGGAGGGCAGCATGAATGCATTCATTACGACCATTCCTGAGCTTCTTATCCAAACAAGAGGTAACCAAGCAGCGGTAGGTCGAATGGTCGGTCTTGACCGCAGAAGCGTGAAGAAATATGCGCGCGATTTTGAAGCGAAATCTCACGCAATTATCAATGGCGTCCTGATGGTTACTCAGGGCAATCGCGGTCAGAAGAGGAAGCCTGATGAAGAAAACATGGTTTGTCCATGAGCCGGTAAATACCGAAATCGCCAACGAACTCATCTCACGCTACACCGCCCGCAATATCCAGACCCAAAAGACACTCGCAACCGATCCACGGCTTTGGCTGGTTAGCGCCTATTTGCCGGAATATCGCGAAGAGCCGATCCCGAGCAAAACGTATCAACACGCAATATGGAGCCAGTGATGACAACTAAGCATGACGCAGGCAAGTGGCGATTTAGCCTTGTGCCGATGAATGCCATCAAATCAGTTATCGACGTACTGGAGTTCGGGGCCAAGAAATACGCACCGGACAATTGGAAGACAGTTCCCGATGCACGCACCCGGTACTTCGATGCAACCGTCAGGCACGTTACTGCATGGTGGGGAGGAGAGAAAAGCGACAGTGAGAGCGGTCTACCACATCTGGCTCACGCGATTTGCTGCCTGTTATTCCTGCTGTGGCTGGACGAGGAGAGACCCAATGCGTGAACGCTGCACCCGCTGCCACACCATCCTCACCAGTGAAGATAAGCACTGGTATTCAGTCGCATGCGAGTCTTGCGAAACAGACCTCAAGTGGGAGGAGTATGAGCAACACAACCCCATCAAATCAGCCTACTGGCGCTGGCGAGCTATCTGCTTTGGTCTGCGTGTTCTGCGCCATTACCCTGGCCGATTGCGAGACCTATTGCTGCAGCGCTTGCGAGGTGGAGTTAATGAGCGACCCGAATTTCAGGATGTGCGGAGGAAGCGATGAGGAAAGTCAGAAGGCGATGTAAAAACCCCGGCTGCCGCGAATGGTTCCATCCAGCCTTTCAGAATCAAACGTGGTGCAGCCCGGAATGTGGAACGGTAATCGCATTAACCAAAAGAGAAAAAGACCGGCAGAAGTCTATACAGGAAGCAGAACGACGACGAAAGGATGAAGCCCAGCAGGAACGACGCAGTATCAAAGTCCGCAAGTTAGCCCTCAAGCCAGACAGCTACTACAAGAAACAAGCCCAGCAAGCCTTCAATCAGTTCATCCGCCTACGTGACCATGACCAACCCTGCATCAGTTGCGGTGAGACCAATCCGCCCGATCTGCACGGTGGGCAATGGGATTGTGGCCACTTTAAGACAGTCGGCGGTTTCCCTGAACTCCGCTTCGTAGAAAAAAACGCTTATCGCCAATGCAAATCCTGTAATGCCGGGTCGGCTAAGCATGGAGCAAAAGCGGCAACGGTGGCGCAGCAATATGAATCCACGCTGGTTGAGCGATTTGGGCAGGAATTAGTGGATTGGCTGAATGGCCCGCATGAAATGACGCACTACCGCCGCGATGACTTCATCCGCATTCGCGATGAGTACCGCGCCAAGTGCCGAGCAATGACAAAGCAAATGGAGCAATCGCTATGAAATGCAAAGTTGAAGGGTGTGATCGTGAAAGCGACTACATCGCACAACAGGTTTGCCAGAAGCACTATTTCAGAATGATGCGCTATGGCACTTACGAGACCACTAAAGTAGGCAAACGGCAAGAGCGCACCAAAAATGCCAGGGGTTACATAATGATCCATCGTCCTGACCATCCACTAACGATGGCAAACGGTTTTGTTTATGAACACCGGATGGTTGTGTACGAAAAATATGGAGACGCGTTGCCAGCATGTGAGCTTTGCCTTAAGCAAGTTGATTGGAAAACTGCGCACATAGATCACAAGGATGACTCCGTAGACAACAACCATCCAGGCAATTTAAGAGTTTTGTGTCGCGCATGCAATGTCATGCGTGCACGCGTTCATATTCCCCAGCACACAGTTAAAAGAAGGCATTCAATCACATATAAAGGCGAGACAAAGACAGCAACCGAGTGGGCACGCGATCCCCGCGTTTTCGTTGCGGGAAACACGATAGTTTTACGCCTAAAAAAGGGCCTCACAGTTGAGCAAGCTTTATTTGGCGAGAAAGCCACTTATCGTGGAAGAAGAGCTAATCCGAGAATCCCAGAATATGGGGAGTATCAGGGACCCAAAAAATCGGAGGCAGCATGACCTGGCTAACCAGATTACTCAGCAGATTTAACCCCGCTCACCCGATCCCTGTTCAGCGCAAGCGCTCCAGCTACCCGGCCAACCCTGAAAAAATCACCAAACGGAGAAAGAAATGAGCCTTGAAGCGACAGTTAAATATCACTTCCCGAAGGGGCAAAACTTCAGCGGTACAGCGCCACAGACTTCACCAGACACACTAACAGGCACTGATTACATTGCGGCTATGGGAATGGCTTTGAGTATCGCGCCATTGGGCTACAGCGCTTTCATGGGGAAAGTGGGAGTAAGTGAGAACGACGCCGCACGCGCCGTATCCCTGTTAACTGATTATGCACTTCAAACCTGCGACAAGGTTCCAGCCTTACGCAAACTCGAAACTGATATTAAACCAGCTGTTATGCAAACTCTCGCAACTTATGCCTACATGGATTATTGCCAGAGTGCTTCCAGTAAAAAGCCGTGCAAATGCTGCAAAGCGACGGGCTTCATTGAGGCTGAGGTGTTTACTACTAAATCGCACATGCCTTTCCCCGCCAGAGAAATCGTGAAAGCATCGGTGAAGATGGGCGTTGAAGGTTTTAGACCATCAACTTACGAGAATTATCGAGAAGTCAGAGAGGTCCAGCGCGTACTTTGCCCAGATTGCAAAGGCAAGCGCGTGGTGTCATCTGCATGTCGCGACTGTAGCGGGAGATGCCGGGCTGTAGACCGCAAGCTGACAGAAGAGCAGGGAGTGCCGGTAATGGGTGACTGCAAGCGTTGCTCCGGACGCGGATTCGAGCGCATTCCATCAACTGACGTGCACCGGTCAATCTGCGAAATTACCGAGGACATCAGCCTGGACACGTGGAAGAAAAGCGGCAAGACTTTCTATGAGCAGTTGATCGGCAAGCTGGAGATTGAGGAATCGTGGGCAAACTCAGCATTGAATAAGGTCACTGCGTAGTGCAATAGGAAATAGCTCATTAATTTATCGTGAGCTATTTACTTTTCCCGAAGCTGGGGATATGATCCCCAACAGTTGAAGTTGCGCACTGATGTTTGCAGGGTGAGAGCAGCGACAATTTCCATCACAGTGAGATAGTTAAAGAGCCTCGTAGCCTCACCAGCTAACGGGGCTTTTTTGCGATATTGACACCCGAAAAAAGTTTTTGTAAAAAGTGAATCGCCTGATGTGTATTGTTCTTTAGTCCAATCATTCATCTCGCATATCAGGCCGAAAGCCCCGTCTTAACC